AGGGATGATGAGCCCGACGTTGTTACGCGCGCGCTCAAGGAGAAAGCGTGCCGCCTCCTCGTCGAAGTGGTTGCCCGTATGCTCCATCCAGCCGAAGAGCGAGGTACCGCCCATCGGACACATGACGATACGGTTTTTGATCTCAACGTTACCGATCCGCCAAGGGGTAAAGAGAGACTCGTATTTTGCGTCCATAAAAACAACCTCCTGAATCATTTACTTGTTGCGCCCTCAATTTTACCATATTTTCGTCCGTTTGTCAAGGGTCGTGTACAAAAACGCGAAATAGGTCCCCAAAAAGCGCGATTTGAGTACCCCCATTTGAAGTAAAAGATGCGCTACAATATAGATGCGGCGAACAGAGTGCCGCGGAAAGGAAAGGACCATGCGAAGGAAAGAGCTTGAAGAGAAAATGCTTGACTATTTTAAAACGGCGGGCACGGCGGACAGCCAATATACGGAGGACCTCCCCTCCTTCGTCCGCTTCGCGCACCGCGAGGGCATCGGCATGGGGCGGCTGCGCGCCTTGTGCGAAAAGCACCCCTCCTTCGCGCGGGTCTATGGGGAATGCGAGGAGATCCTTGCCGACCGCATCATCGACGGTGCGCTTCACAAGAGGCTTGACGGCTCCTTCTCCAAGTTCCTGCTCACGGCACGCTTCGGCATATCCGAGAAGAAGGGAGAGGCGGAGGAGGGGGCGTTCGACCTTGAGATCGTCTTAAGAGAGCCGTCAAGGAAGGGGGAGGATGAGGATCCATAAGTAAGAAAGGAGAAAGCACGTGAAGATCGAGGTCACGGAAAGACAGTTAAAATTCATGCGCGCCGACGCGACGGAGGTGCTGTTCGGAGGCGCGGCGGGCGGCGGTAAGTCCTTCGGACAGCTGGTGGACGCTCTATGCTACGCCGTGCGCTATCCGCGCTCCAAGCAGCTGATCCTGCGGCGCACCTTCTCCGAGCTCGAAAAATCGCTCATCCGCACGGCACTGTCGCTGTATCCGCGCACGGTGTTTACCTTCAATTCCTCCGCGCACGTGGGGCGGTTCTCCAACGGCTCGGTGGTGGACTTCGGCTACTGCGCCACGGAAAACGACGTGTATCAGTATCAGAGCGCGGAATATGACGTCATCCGCTTCGACGAGCTGACGCACTTCACCGAGGCACAGTACGTGTATCTTATCTCCCGTGTCCGCGGCACGAACGGCTATCCCAAGCAGATCAAATCCTCGACCAACCCCGGCGGCATCGGCCACAGCTGGGTCAAGCGCCGCTTCGTGGACGCGGCAGCGGCGGGTGTGCCGTTTGAGGGAGAGGGCGGTATGCGACGCGTCTACCTGCCCTCGCGTGTGGACGACAATCTCTTTCTTATGAAGGCCGATCCTGCCTACCGCGAGAGGCTCAGAAATCTGCCCGAGCGCGAGCGGCGTGCGCTTTTGCTCGGCGATTGGAATATCTTTGAGGGGCAGTACTTTACCGAGTTCCGCACCGACGTGCACGTTTGTGCGCCCTTTCCCCTGCCGCGCTCCTATCGCCGTTACCGAACGGTGGACTACGGCCTTGACCGCCTCATCTGCCTATGGGTGGCCGTTGCTCCGTCGGGGGAGGTATACGTTTACCGCGAGCTGGGCGCGTCCGATATGCCCATCAGCCGTGCGGCCGCCGCGATTCTGGCGCACACGCCGAGCGGCGAGGAGATCTACGCCACCTTAGCCCCACCCGATCTGTTTGCGCGCAGTCAGGAATCGGGACGGAGCAAGGCTCTGCTGTTCGCGGAGCACGGCGTGTCCTTTACCAAAACGTCCAACGACCGCGAAACGGGCTGGCTGTGCGTGAAGGAGCTGCTATGCGAGCACGAGGGTGCGCCGCCGCGCCTGCACGTCTTTTCCACCTGTCGCGAGCTCATCCGCACCCTGCCCGCGCTGACGGTCGATCCGCTGAAGCCGAACGACTGCCGCACCGAGCCGCACGACATCACGCACGCCCCCGACGCGCTGCGTGGCTTCGCTATCTTCTACGCACGCCCCGCTCCCGTGACGTCCCAAGCCGCACGCACGGTATGGAGCGCGGATATGTGGGAGGATTATCACGCGACCGACGGGCAGGGGCGCCGCTACCTAACTCAAAAATACGGAGAACCCGAATGAATATACAAACGAAAAACAAAACCGAACGGCTTGCACTGTTCCGTTCGCTGTACGAGCAGGCAAAAAGTGCCTTCAGCGAGGAGCAGGCGGCCTTAGAGAAGCACACGGCGCAGTACCGAGGCGCGTCCGATATCGACGGCTCGTCCGAGCGCGCCGCCACCGTGCGAAACATCACCTACGAGATCATCGAAAGTCAGGTGTCCTCCGACATTCCCACCCCGAAGGTCGATCCCGTCAGCTACAGCGAGCGGCGTGACCGCTGTGCCAAAGCCATCGAACGGCTGTGCATCGGTCTGCGCTCCCGTCTGCCCTTTGAGGAGCTCAACGACCTCGACGAGCGCTTCACCTATATCCTCGGCGGCTCGGTCTGGTTCATCGAATGGGATACCGACTGCCGCGACTTCGGCGAGCGCGGCGGTGTACGCGTGCGGTGTCTGTCGCCGCGCGACTTCATTCCGCAGCCGTCCGTGTGCCGCGTAGAGGACATGGATTACTGCTTCCTGCGCTTCACCGCCACGCGTGCCGAGCTGTGCCGCAGCTACGGGCTTCGCGAACAGGAGCTCGCCGCAGCGGTCGTTGAGCCCGACGCCGCTCTGACCGTAGCCGACGACGACTGCGCGACGGTCATCGTCTGCTTCTACCGTGACGCGGAGGGAGAGGTCGGACAGTTCGTCTTTTCGGGCGAGCTGACGCTGCTCGATATGCCCGCCTACTACCGCCGTAAGCGTCACGTATGTCCCGTCTGCGGCCGCGACGAGAGTCTGTGCCGCTGCGACCGTCAAAGCAAGAAGCCTGCCGAGATGCAGGACGAGCTGTACGAGGTCGTTTATCGCAAGACTTCGCTGGAAAACGGCGAGATCGTGCAAAGCTTCCTTTACAAAAACGAGCTTTCCGATGAAAAGGACGACACGGTGCTCTCCATAGAGGAGCTGCGCGTGCCCTACTACACGCCGAAGGAATTTCCTATCGTTATCCGCAAGAACACCTCGGCCGAGGGACGCGTGCTCGGACAGTCGGACTGCGAATTTATCCGTCCCGAGCAGCAGGCGATCAACAAGGTCGAATCGCGTATTCTGCAAAAGCTTCTGCGTGCCGGCGTTACCCCTGTCGTCCCCGAGGACGCCAGCGTGACGCTCAACAACGCCGTGTTCGGTCAGGTCATTAAGATGAAGCCCGGCGAGAGTCTGGCGCAGTACGGCACGGTGGACACCACCCCCAACATTGCCCAGGACATTGCCGAGGCGGAAAGGCTCTACGACCACGCCAAGCGCACCCTCGGCATTACCGACGCCTATCAGGGCGCGGACAACGACCGCAACAAATCGGGCTATGCCCGTCAGCTGCAGATCGACCGTGCCTCGGGACGTCTGCGCTCCAAGCGTACCATGAAGCAGGCAGCCTACGCCAAGATGGACCGTCTTCTCTTCTCCTTCTATCTTGCCTACGCCGACGAGCCGCGCACGCTGTCCTTCCGCGACGCCTACGGCCGTATGCACAACGAGGCCTTCCGCCGTCTGGATTTTCTGACCTACGACCGTGCGACGGACAGCTACGCCTACGACGACGGCTATCTTTTCTCCACCGACCCCAACGCGGCGGCGGAGGAGGCTCGCTCCGAGCTGTGGCAGAGAAACCTCGAAAACCTGCGCTCAGGTGCGCTCGGCGATCCGTCGGACAAGATGACGCTGCTGCGCTATTGGCAGGCACAGGAGCGCGCGCATTATCCGTACGCCCGTGAGAACGTCGAATACTTCCGCGACGCGCTGGACGAGGGAGGTGACACGCCGTGGACGCTGTAAAGAACGCGAGCCTTGCCAAGCGTCGGCTGTCCTTGGAGGCACCCAAGAGCTTTGCCGCGTATCTGTCGGAGCTGAAGCTGCCCGCACTGGATCTTTCGGACGCCTACGGACAGGCGGCAAATGCCTACGTCAAGGCCTCGCCCACGGGCGGCACGACGGCCGAGTCGCTCAGCGGAGCGGGCCTTTCCGGCAGCGGTCTGCGCGATTATCTGGAAAAGGCTGCCCTGCGTGAAAAGCAAACGCAGACGGCCCAGGCGTACGCCGATTATCTGCGTGCCAAAAGCGAGGCGCGCCGAGGCTATGCCGATTATCTCGACAGCTACGAAAAAAATCTGACCTCGCTCAAAAGCCGCGTGGTATCGTACGCAAAAAGCAACCGCATCACGGACGCGGACACCCTTCGCATCTACGCTAAGTCGCTCGGTCTTTCCGACACGGCGGCCGAGGGAGCAGCACAGGACGCCGCCACCTACGCGCTGCGTTCCGTGCGCGAGTCGGTGCTGAAAAACGTGGTCGCTCACAACATGGGCGAGATACAGGCGCGCACCTACGCGCTGGCACAGGGACTCGACAACGCATCCGCCGAGCGCATCGCGCGCTTTGCCAAGGCCATGCGCGAGGCCGTGATCGACGATCTCGATCTTCCCTCCGTCTTTGAGGACGCCGAGGGAGCATCCAAATAAAGAAAGGAACAAAACATGAAACACACGCATCCCGAAAACAACGTATACGCCACCAATACCTGCGGCTATATCAAGGCCCCCAAGGGCGCGATCAAGAATACGCCGAAGAGCACGGTCCTTCGCTCCGAGGGCGATCTTCGCCTTAAGGGCGCATCCCGCGGAAAGTGAGGGTAGGCCACCATGGTTGACATGACACCCGTATCGGGCACGCCCGACGCACCCGTCACGCCCCCCGTGCAGGAGAGCACCGAGGCAGCCGTCCGTGAGGAGGCTTCCGTCTTGGACGGCACGGCCCCGGAGGCTTCCGTCTTGGACGGCACGGCCCCGGAGGCTCCCGCCTCGGACGGTACGACCTCCGAGGCCGAGGCCTTGACACCGACGCCCGTGGATTACGCACAGATGGAGGCCGAGGATCTGCGCACCCTGCGCGAGCTTTTCCCCGCGGCTTTATCGCTTCGCTCCCTCTCCCAGCTTTCCAATCCTGCGCGCTACGGCGAGCTGCGCGATCTCGGTCTGTCGGCCAAGGAGGCCTATCTTGCCACCGAGGGACACGTCGCACCTCCGTCCGACAACCGCGCGCATCTGCACTCGGCCGTGCCCCGCACCGTCGGCGGCGCGGACGGCTCCATCAGTGCCGCCGAGCTTTCCGCTGCACGCGAGCTGTTCAACGGATTATCCGACCACGAGATACGCCGCCTGTATAAGCGCGTATCCGCATCCAACAAATAAATTCTGAAAGGATCCCATTATGATCATCTATTCTAAATCCTCCGGCGTCAACGACGCCGCTATCGGCAAGCTCGAAACACCCATCAAAATGATCATCGAGCACGAAAGCGATATTCAGTCCAAGAAGGGCGGCGCTTGCGATTGGCTCTTCAATGTGGAACGCAGCCATCGCTTCGGTGAGACCATCATCGGTCAGAAGGAGTTTGGCGTCTTCCAGGCAACGCCCGAGGGCTCTGCCTACGCCGCCGACACCGTGGCCGAGACCTATCGCAAGTTTATCGAGCACGTTCAGTTTACCAAGGAATTCACCATCACAGCCGAGATGATGGAGGACGCCGCCTACGGCGTTGCCGCCGACGCCAAGCGCCGTGCGGAGAACTTCACCCGCGCCTACTACAAGACGAGAAACAAGCTCTGCGCCTACGCGCTGACGAACGCCACGCAAGCAAGC